TAATTATAGTTTTGATACTAATGGTAATGTTACTGGTTTGGGAACAATTTCATCAGGAGCAATCGTTTCAACTGGTTCAATAGCAGGAACTAGTTTTATAACAACGGGGACTTTAACGTGCGGGGATATAATATTAGATGGAGGTGGTTCATTAAAAGTGGGGGGTGCAAGTGCTTTTACAATTGATGAAAGTGGCAATGTTACTAAAATTGGTATGGATAGTCCTAGTTCGGGAGAATTCTTAAAATGGGATGGTGGTAATAGTAAAGCAGTTTGGGATTCATCCACATTAAATGATTTAACAGATGTTCTTGTGAATACTACAAATTTTTATTCAAGTCTCTTAATACAAACAAATCGTCTTGGATTAGTACCTACTACAGGCATATTAGATTCCGCTAAAAATAATATAGGAATAGGTCATGATGTATTTAAATCACTAACATCGGGTACTAATAATATTGTGATAGGTGGGGGTAGTAGCGAAGCCGACACTGGTCCAGCCAATGCTCTTACAACTGGTTATCAAAATATTGCTTTAGGAACAGGTACCGGTCGTTATTGGCAAACTGCGTTTCACAATGTGGCTATAGGTTGGAGGGCGTGTGGCGGAGAAAATGTTGACTCTATGGCGCCAGATAATAATATTTGTATAGGTTATAAGGCCGGTTCAAGTATCAAAAATACACGTAATATTTGTATAGGTTCTCACGCTGGTTTAAATATAGCAGATGGGCATCTTAATACATTTTTAGGACACAGCGCTGGTATGGGCGATAGTTCAAATTTCTTAAGCGGTTCTAATAATACATTTATAGGAGCTGCATCTGGTAAGATTATAGAATCTACCGCTGAAGATAATACTTTATTAGGAACATATTCGGGCAACAAAATAACAACAGGAATACAAAATGTAATATTAGGATCCTTATCCAACCCAAGTGGCTTTGAAGCAACAAATCAAATAGTAATAGGTTACTACACTGAAGGATTAGGAGACAATACAGCTGTAATTGGTAATCAAAATATAGAAGATGTATACATGAATTCGAACGGTAACGCTACCGTTCACTGTAGTGTTGTTTCATCAAATTCAACTACCGCCCTAAAATTAACTACCAATCAAGTAACAGACGCTGGGAGTATTACTATTGGTAATGGACCAGATGCGCCTATTTATATTTCCCCTAATGGGAACGGAGCTGTTAAAGTAACAACCATAAAAACAACCGGACCTCCTACAAAAGGGGGTATTCCTTGGACCGAAAATGTACAAGCTATTCAGAAGATAGATTGGGGACAATGTGCTTTAAATATAACTCAGACATATGATGGTAAATATGATGGTGCCGGAAATATAGGTGGAAAAAATGATCATGCTGGAAACGCTATAGCCATCCGGTCAAAAGGAGATAAAAATGATATTGATAAACATATTTGGTTAATAGGTTTGGATGGAGATCATCAAGAGGGAACTGGTGGTGAACATCCAGAATTAGTTTTTCAATATAGGGAAACTGAAACTGATAGTATTAGATATGGTTTACATGCAAACCCAATTACTAATACAAAAATGAAATTAGATTTTACCGGGCAGCACAAATGTTATGGAAAAGATAATAATATTATAGATTATACCCAATATATAGGTTATATAACAGTATCAACGGGCATATATAATTCCCAATCTACTGGACCCGATATTACTAATATAAAAAATATATTTATCAATGAGTCTCTGCCAATTGTTGAATTATCTAATAAAAATAACCAAAAATCCGTATTTGGGGTTATATCGTTGGTAGAAACCGATGAGACTAGAACACGAACCTATCAAAATATTATGAGAATAAGTTATGATAAACCCGAAGGAGATAATCGCTTAACAATAAACAGTCTGGGGGAAGGAGCTGTTTGGGTTTCTAATTATTCAGGTAATTTTGAAAATGGTGATTATATTACTTCCTGTGTTATTCCAGGAATCGGTTGTAAGCAAGCAGATGATATCCTACACAATTACACGGTTGGGAAAATAACATGCGGCGTTGATTTCGATAATTTATCCACAACAGACCCCTTTGAATACAAAGAAATAGTTCACGATGGTGTTCCTTATAAATGTGTTTTTGTTGGTTGTACTTATCATTGTGGATAGTCAAAATAAAAATTATATCTATTTAAATAATAGATATGATTTAAATAGATATGTACAGAGCCCTTTTTAATAGAGTAAAAAAGATAGTTCCTAAAATTTCGGAAACAGAGTTGATCGCCCTTCGCACCGGCACAGTTTCCATAGATAGAGACCTGTTCCAGGGAAAAGTTCATTTAGAAAAAAGATTAAATGTAACATATAAGTTTGACCGTAGCAAAATTAAAAATATAGTTAATTATGTGGGGGATCAACAAATATACCCAAACCCAGAGTATAGAAAAATTTTTGATCATATTGGTCAAAATAAGTTTTTTTCATTTGTAATACCTGAAAAATATGGGGGGCTGAATCTGTCCACACGAGAAACTTCCGAAATTATTACTGAAATAGCTTCTGTCAATCCCGCATTAGGCGTATGTGTAATGGTCCCAAATTCTCTAGGACCATGCGAATTGTTAGTTCATTATGGAACAGAAGAACAAAAAAATAAATATCTGCCAAAACTTTCTACAGGGGAATTAATTCCTTGTTTTGGTTTAACGGGTCCTAACAATGGTTCCGACGCGTTAGGTAATATTGATAAAGGTGTTCTTATTAATAAAAACGGTAAACGCATTATAAATTTATCTATAAATAAAAGATATATTACATTAGTCCCAGTTTCAAATCTGATTGGTATCGCCTTTAATTTAGAAGATCCTGATAATTTATTAGAAAAAGGGTCAACTGGGACAACACTTATACTTTTAGATAAAAATCATCCAGGGCTTAAACAGCTCACCCACCACAATCCCCTAAATGCGTATTTTCCAAATGGAACATTAAAGGGGGATTTAGAGGTAGAATTAGATAGTATAATTGGGGGAGAACCAAATGCTGGTAATGGGTGGAAAATGTTAATGGAATGTTTGGCGGTTGGACGTGGTATATCCTTACCAGGAGCTGCCAATGCTTCCTCCAAAATGACAACATACTGTGTGTATAATTATTCAAAACACCGAAAACAGTTTAATATGTCATTGATCAAAATGGAAGGGGTCCAAAATAAATTGGCAGATATGGTATATAATACTTGGTTAATACAGTGTGGTATAGATTTAACCAACCATCTTCTAGATAAGGGCGAAAAACCAGCAATTATATCAGCAATTATGAAACAGCAAACAACCGATCGAGCTAGAGATGTGATAAATGATGGTGTGGATATATATGGTGGGAGTGCGATATGTTTAGGAGAAAATAATTTTATTGAAAAATACCATCGATTAACGCCTATTGGAATAACTGTGGAGGGCAGCAATGTATTAACACGTAATCTTATTATCTATGGTCAAGGATTAAATAAAAGCCATCCCTACATCTATAAATTATATGATTCTATTATGACCAATAATATAGAAGATTTTAAAACAAATTTTAATCTAATTGCGAAAGATACGGTTGGAAAATATATTAATGCCCTATTTAATTTAAATATTGATTCTTCTGAGCTAGAAAAACAGACTATTCTATTTAGTTGTTTAAACAATTTTGTTGCATTATTGGGGGGAGATATCAAAAAAAACCAATCTATTTCCGCTGATATGGCAGATATACTGTCGAATTTATATTTGGCGTATGCGGTCGAGTTTACCGAAATCAATGATAAAACAAGTAGTGAATTAACCGATTATTGTATTAGTAGATTAGTGAGAGAAAACAATATAATAATAAATCGTGTTATAGAAAATTATCCAAGTAAATTAAAATACCTATTAAAACTATTACAAATTCCAAATAAGTCTTATAGTTATGAGAATAATCGAAATCTTATTAAAGAATTAGAAACTAATTCTAAAATTATGGAGAGTATTAAACAAGGACTCTATTTAGATCAACCTATTTTAAATACCATAGAGCAATTAAATAGAACCGACATTGATAAAAAGGATTATTTATTAAATTATAATAAATTAATTAATGTGGGGGAATTTAATAATTAATTTATTAATTAATTAAATTAAGGGTTTTCTAGATTTTTAATATTTGTATTATATATAATGCCTGTGAAGTATAATAGTATAAGTATATTTAATAAAAGTAAATATCCAGAGGGTATTACATTTAATAATACTGGAACAAAAATGTTCATTGCAGAGTGGAAAGAATCAAAACTTTGTTGTTATAATTTATCAATTCCTTTTAAATTATCTTCCGCAATTTTTAATAGTGAGATAAGTCTCGGTTACCAGCCCGGTTCTATAGAATTCAGTACAGATGGATTTAAAATGTTTATGAGTGATTACTCTTTTATATATCAGTATAATTTGTCAACACCTTTTACACCTGAAATTAATGGCCTTCTGATTATTAGTCCTTTCTTTTCATATGTGGTTTACAACTTTAAATTTAGTGATACTGGAGATAAATTATTTACTGTAAGCCATTATCAGGGACCTACAGGGATAAGGCAATATAGGTTATCAAACCCGTATGATATAACTAATATAACTTTTGAGTATAATTTACATATAAGAAATGATGCTTCTTATGTAAGCGATGCCTCATTTAACCATGATGGTACAAAATTATTTATAATGGATCGATACCAGCGTATAATGGAATATTTATTAACTGCTAGCTATGATTTATCAAGTGCAACTTATACTAATAAGATAACAAATATGTTATCAAGTCACCAGATTGACCCACACGCTTTGCGATTTAATACTGATGGAACAAAAATGTTTATAACAGATTTACCAGAATTTACGGGTATAGCTGAAGATACGAGCAATATTTTTGAATATAACTTAACAGTTCCATTTGATATATTGTCTATACCTCTTGATGAGGAACTAAGTAGCATTCTCCTAGATCCTAAGACTGCTGTTCTACTGGAAAAATCGTTGAGTATTCATCCGAGTACGATGTCCATCAATGATATTGTATTTAATGATGATGGACAAAAAATGTTCTTACTTGGCCAGAGCGTGCGGCCCCCGTTGGAAGCCAAACAGATGGTTATTGATAGAACCCGGGCGGAACCGGGTTTCGATGTACTGAGTACAGAAGAACAGAAGAATAAGATCGCTGAGGCACTGGGAAAAAGGTTCGTTGGAAAGAATACCATAGATGAATACACTTTATTAACCCCCTTCAATTCTATAAGTAGAACTTTAACTAATACAGTTGATTTAGACATAGTCCCAGATGGGAGCGGCATAGTGTTTTCTAATGATGGAATGAAAATGTTTATTTATAATGGTATTAAAGTATTTCAGTATACATTAAAATCCGCTTTTAATTTATCGGATATAGAAGCAACAAATATTTTTTCAAAAACCTTAGATAATCAGAGGAGTGCTCTGCAGAACGGGCAGAGGGGGCTATCATTTAATAATGATGGAAGAAAACTTTTTATATTAGGGGATACTACTACTAAAGAAGGTAACGCAATCTCCACAAATTTAGATGAATACACATTATCGAATCCTTTTGACCTATCAACCGTACTATATACTAAAACGACATCTATACCACCATATTCTAATATTAGAGATTACTATGGTTACTTTCAGATAAATAAATTAATATTTAATCCAAATGGAACAAAAATGTTCACCATAAGTAATCGAAATTTTAAAATAGAACAGTATAATTTATCAATTCCATTTGATATATCTACAGGAACGAATAACTCCGTGTATGTATCGTTGGACGTGATGCGAGGCAAAAGGTGGTCTGGAGTAATAGATTTAACGTTTAATAATAATGGAAGCAAAATATTTATATTAGTGCTACAATATGATTATATGTTTAATAATGACTTGTTGTATGCAGAGTCAGAAGTGGCAAAATATGAGTTATACGAAAATACATTAAAAGTCCCCTATGATTTAACAGGAGCTTCTGAATTTATAGAAAGTATATCGACGGTAGGGCGAATTGGTATAGCTTTAGCTGCAACTGGTATAGAACATATAGTAGCAGAAGACTCATCTCTAAATACATTAGAACATGGTATATTTGGAGGAGTTTTGGGCGCTCTTCTTATTAAAATAGCAAAACCGTTGACAAGCAAAAAGATAGATACAACAAAAACCGCAGTGGAATCATTTGTTACGACAACGGCAAAACAGTTATTATTTAAACGGTTTTAAACGGTGATATAAAATTCTCCAATCCCTCTTAAATTAATTAATTTGATGTTTTATTATACAAAAATATCAATGAAAAATGCTAACAAGAAATCAACTTAAAAAACACAAGGGTATTCGCTACATTATATACGATTTCGAAACGTCTGGACTCAACCCATACAATGACGATATTATCGAAATAGGGGCAATTGACAACTATGGAAATACTTTCAATGTTCTGCTAAAAACTAAAAAAAAATTATCAAATAAGATTACTGAATTAACTGGGATAACTGATAATTTATTGGAAAAGGAAGGCGTAGAACCAATCGCTGGTATAAAATTATTTAACGACTATATTAATAGTGGGTTGTCTACAAAAAACAATCTGTATATGATAGCCCATAACAATGATGCTTTTGATAAATTATTTCTTAAATTCACATTTGATAAATATAGATTTAAATTACCAGTTCTTCATTTTATAGATTCTTATCGAATGGCACAATTAATTCTCCCTGAATTAAACTATTATAGTTTAAAATCACTATCAAAATATTTTAATATTGAATTAGAGCAAGACCACCGAGCATTAAGCGATTGTGTGATGTTAAAGCAGGTTTTCAATGTACTATTGACCGTATTTAAACAAAAATATGGCACAAAGGAATTAAACACAGTCGCTAAAAAGATAAGAAATCCTTTTTAAAAAATTACTATTTAAATAAATTATCCTATTCTATAATAGGATGTTCTCACTAATATTTAATTATTTATTTTATATACTATATTTAATATATGAATCTGTGGGTTTTAGATTAGTCGATTATTTATTTAAAAAAAAACTAAAAAAAATAAGCACTCAATCACAAAACAGCTCCATCTATATTCATCATAATAAAAGGTTAGATATAGTTATAAATACACTCTCTCTAGATAAATTTGAAAATAAAAATATTAAATCAATAAACATAGATACTTATAAATTGTCCTATTATTATAAAACGCACATATTACTACATATTCTAAATAATTTAGAAATAACTATAGACGAATCTGTCGAATATATCGATTCTAGAGTGCTGTGCGAATTAATCTACTCTAAAATTGAAAATTTGGATCATTACATAGTAAATGGACTGATGTTAACAACTAAACTAATCGATTTTTTATTAAAAAATCAAAAGATTGTTATTAAAAATGTGTCTATAAAGTTTAATAAGGGCATCATATTAAACTTTAATAATGTCGTCGTTTATAAAAACGCTGGAAATTATAAAGTCTTAATAAAAACAATATTGTTTTCGGCTTCTAATTTTAATTTCATAAAACTTTCCAACATAGCGCTCGTCTATAAAAAAAGTCTGTATTTATCAATTTCTAGAATTAATATTAAAATTATAGACAATCTGGAAACCGTATTTGATCTTATCCAAAATTTCAAAATGCTGTATTTAAAATATAATACGGACGATGAAATTAGTATTGTTCCAATTATTAGTATAAACAGTTTAAAATTTAATTTTAAAAATTATAATAATATAGGTTTTAATATAACTGGACTCAATATAGTTCCCAACAGTTATTTAAAATTGACCTACTTATGGGTTAAAAATTACAAAAAGAAAATCATTTCCATCTATGGCATATTGTATAAGTATAATAAAAACGAATTATTTTGTGATAAAATAGATTTAAATATTTATAAAAGCACTTGCCATAAAATATATTTATCACTAAATACATTTATAAAAAAAAAACGAATTCCTAAAAAACATCTAGACTTATTGAATGAAATGACCGATGCCCTTGTCAACAGTTATATATTAACAAAAACGAGTGGGGGGGAGGAAAATAGGGGTAGTGATAGGGATAGTGGGGGTAATGAGAATCATGTTTATAACAGTTTTCCAGAGAATTTATCAGATGATTTAAGTGAAAGTTTTATAGTGGTTAAAAAAAATACAAATAAATTAATAAACAGTTATTTAAAAAAAAATTATATTAAAAAAACATATATTAGTGTAGATAATTTGGATATCAATTTATATAGTAATGGTGAAATACGGTCTAAATGGCACCTAGAATGTGTAGAGTATGATGTTATTATAAATGATGAAATAAATATTTTTATAAAGGATTGGACCATCATAAATAATTCCACAAAGTTGATCGAAAATGGAAATAAGGGTAAAAATATTTTAAGCATATTTTATACGGATGGGAAATTAGAATTACAATTTAGCACATTAATATTAAATTTAATAATAGATGAATTTATTTTTATATATACTATTATTGAAAAAAACACATCCTACATAACTAAATTGCTGTATCCAAGCTACAGTATAAATTATATTGGGCAGGATTTTTTCATAAAATATTTTAAATTACAACAAATAAATTGTATTGTAAGTTATTACCCTAAAAAATGTGGTTATTATAAATTTTTTGGCAATATGTCCGAATTGTATAAAAATATAAAATATAGAGATATTAGTTTGAAATTAGTTTATATATCCATATACTATCCCACCGATTTCAATGATTTATTAAAGACTATATTACGCGAATGGTTAGTCGACATAAAAAAAAATCAAATTAATAAAATTATTAATGGAACAAAATTTAATATGCTCATAAATAATGCTCCTATAACTATGACTAAAAATGCATTTAAATCAATTAGTAAATCAATATCCGTATTAATTTCTTTAATATAGGCGATGTATTAATTTCTTTAATATAGGCGATGTATACTGGCTTAAACTTACAGTGTATTTAAAGTTTGCCTATGTAGAAGGGTACTTACTCAATGGTATGGTAATTATAAGTTTAGAAATCTATTAATAATAAATATTTTTATGAATGCTTGTAGCACAAATAAACGTTCTCCGCATAGTGTGCCAACTGAGCCTGAACCTGAGCCTGAGCCTGAACCTGAGCCTGAACCAGAACCTGAACCAGAACCAGAACCTGAACCTATTTTTCTTGATAATAATCAAGTTACTATTAAAGCGCGAGGAGGTGTGGCGATTCCCGGACAGACCTATCCGTTTGACGGTAATACCTACTTAATTGTTAACAATGAGACTATTAGAACATTACAGTCCAGTACTGAATTTAGTAACATTGTTACTTCATTTGTTACTGATATGAATCTTATGTTTGAAGGCGCCCCCACATTTGATCAAAATATAGGCGGCTGGAATACTTCATCGGTTCAATATATGAATTATATGTTTAATAGCGCCGTCGCATTTAATCAAGATATAGGCAGGTGGAATACGTCAAGTGTTACTGATATGAGTTATATGTTTTATAACGCCACGCTATTTA